CTAATGATTTATTCCCACCAGATCCAGAAGATATAGAAAAAGATTTAGAACAGATACAAGAGGAGATCATAGAAGATGAAGTTGAAATTGAAGAAGAAATATTTGAAGATAAAGTTGAGATTTATGAAGATGAAGAACAAGTTGAAGAAACTGTATTTGAAATATTTGATATTTTTGATTCGCAAGGATCTATTGAAGAGGAATTATCTGAGGAGATAATAGAAGAAGAAGTTGCAGAATTAGAAGAAGTTATTGAAGAGATCATTGAAATTCCTATTGTTGAGGAAGATCTATCAGAAGAAGAAGTTGAAGAAGTAATAGAAGAATATGTTGAGGATCTGGAAACCGAAGAAGTCATAGAAGTCTTAGAAGAAGTTAATGACATTGGAGTTCAAAATCTATCCGAAACCACAGAGGAAACACAGGAGATCATACAGGAAGTAGTAGAAGAGGCTATTGAAGAAATAGATCAATTAACTGAAGAACAAGTTGAAGTTGTTGCAGAAGTGTTACAGGTAGAAACTGAAGATGTTGAAATTATTGCTGAGGCTGTTAAAGAAGATGAATCAGTTGCTACTGCTGTTGAAGAATATGTTGAAAGAGCAGTAGAAAATAAAGATGTAGAAAATTATACATTAGCTGATGTTGTTACAGAGGTGCAATACGAAGAATTCTTAGAGAATCCAATAGAAGTGTTTGTTGATTTTGATAATTTAGAAGAGATTAGAATTTCAAATATAGGAGATGACATGAGTAGTGATCAGCGTGAAAAAGCACAAGAAGTTGTAGTGCCTGTTATTTTGACTAGAATAGCATCTATGGCTGCTTTTATGTTTAGGAGAGGTTAGTGCTAAAAAAATTATGGAATTGGCTTTTGAGAGCCATTAAAGAAACTTTAAATTTGAGCTGGACTCTGGTTGGTCTAGTTATTGCTACTTTAACTCTTACAGGATCGGCTCAACAGGTCACAGGTCTTGCGACTTTAATTACATTAGGTATATGGCTACTTACAATAGGATTCAGAGATTAATGGATTATATAGTTGGATTTTTTTTTGGTTATTTTTTAAAAAATTTTTTTTCTTGGTTGAATAATTTTATATTATTAAAAGATAAAAAAGAGGATTTAGAAGATTGGGATTGGATAAGATAATGATATTTGATGATCCTTTATTAGATGATTTAGATAATGAGCTACCTAATAAAAATAAATGTAGAACTTTTAAAGCTGAAAATGGATATACAAATGTAACTATTTGTAATTGTAAATATGGAACTAATGGAAATGTCGGATAACGGATATACACAAAAAGAAATGTTGGCTTTACTTCTGGAAGGCCAAAAGGATCTAAACAAAAGATTTGATCTATTACATGAGAAAGTAAATCAAAAGATCAGTAGATCTGAATTATTGGCTTGGACAACAGTTTTAGCAGTCTTGATCGCTGGATTAAGTCAATATATGCCTTAATTTTGCCTTTAATAGCCATTTAGAGGTGTTTTAAGGGGTATTAATGAGAAATATAGGGGTTTTATTATAAAAGAAATATACAACAATTCCTAGACATTATTTCAATCACAGATTAAATTTAATAGTATAAAGAAAGGCAAAAATGAAAAATAAAGAAATAACAATAAGATTAAAGAGCTGGGGATATGAAGAAAAAACTTCAACTTTTAAATCACAGGAAGAATTTGATAATTTCATGGAACATTGTGAGAATATAGGTGTTTCAAGAGATATAGAGATAGTGTAATGAGTAAAAGTTACACACATCACATAAATTGTTTCAAAAAAGATAATTGGAATTGTAGAAAAAATTGTAATGTTAAAAGGGGGAAAAGTGAGTAAGAATACAAAAAAAATTAAGAATGGAAAAGATTTAGCTGATGCGTTTAGGTCTGATGATATGATTAATAAAGATGTGTTAAATGATCCAGAGAAATTAAAAATAATTGAAAAGGCATTTAAAGGTACAATTTACGAAATAAAGGAATAATAATTCCTTTCAGTTAGAAAAGCCCTCTTAGAGATAAGGGGGTTTTTTCTATTTGTTAAAACTAAGATTTATATTCGCTAACATATTTGTATGCCTAAGAAAAAAATCGGCACAAAAAAAGACCTACCTCATAATGAGGAGTTAGGAAATAATTATTATCCAAGTGGGTGGAAACCTCGTAGATCTTGGGATAATGAATCTAATTCTGGAGAAGTAACTCATATACAAAGCGGATCTGATAATTTTAAATTTAATAGCTTATTAAATGAATGGGGATTTAATAGTGATCATTTTTTTATTGTTGAAGATTCAATTAAGTTTTCTACATGGCAAACGCAATTAAAGGGAGGTAAGGTTGAAGATCTTTATGCATTTAAAGCGACAATTAAAAGAAAAAGTCCTAAACATGATCAATTCTTTAAAGAATTACAAGATCATGTTAAGAAAAAAAAGCCTATTAAAGTAAGCCAAAAAAAAGGTAATCTTGCTTATTTCTATATTTGTGCTGATTGGCAATTTGGAAAAGCTGAATTTAATACTGAATGGGGAGTTGATGAAACAGTTGATTATATAAAAGAATCAGTTATTAAAGCTAAAAAAAATATTAAAGATCTAAATAAGATCGGAGAAGTTGTAGATGAGATATACATAATGGGAATTGGAGATCTGATTGAGGGTGTTTGTCATTTCTACGAACATCAGCCATTTAATATAGAATTAACTAGATCAGAACAAGAACACATAGCAAGATTGATGGTTTTAGAGATATTAGATGGCTTATTAGCATTAGCACCAAAGATAGTAATCGGAGGAGTTATTGGTAACCATTCAGAGTATAGATCAAGCAAAGGACAAGTTAGCACAACAAGATTAGATGGATCAGATTCAACAATATTTCAAATAGTGGGAGAGATTATTGATGGAAGAGAGCGTTATAAACATGTAAAAGTAATAATTCCAGATGAGTTTTATTTAACTATTGAAGTTAAAAATAAAAGGATCACTTTTTATCATGGCCACCAAACAGGTGGAGGAGGTAATGCTGAAACTAAATTAATTAATTGGTGGAAAAATCAAGCTATGGCTAGATTACCAGCAGGAACATCTGATCTTTTAATAACAGGGCATTATCATCATTTAAGAGTATTAACAGAAAGAGGAAGATCGTGGATTCAAAGTCCATCATTAGATACTTCTTATGAGCTTGAAAGTCGTATGGGATTAACTACTTCTCATGGTGTTTTAACCTTTACAATGTCTGAAGATGGTTGGGATAATCTCAAAATCTTATAATTTAATCTTAGATTGCATTAAATTCAATCTATGCTTAAAATGAATATATGGCGAAAGAAATAGTAGCTATTGAAAATACAGGAGGGTTGGCTAAATTAGTCATTAAAGAGGGGGATTCCTTTTCTTCAATGTCTATGCCTAATGGTATATTACATATAAAGCCAATTGAAGTTGATAATGATAGGAATACTTTTAGCGCTACAACTGACTTGTTATCCAGTAAATCAAGAGCTTAATACAGATAATTTTCACGAAACAATTAATTGTTTTAAAGGAAATAAACAGGTAGCTGTTGTTAGTAGTTGGACACCTCTAATACAAAATCATTTTAAAGAAGAAGATCAAAGAAGAGCTTTAAGGATCATTTATTGCGAATCAACAGGAAAATCTGATGCAGTTGGAATAAATAAAGATGGATCTAAAGATGTTGGCTTGTGGCAGTTTAATGATCACACTTGGGATTGGTTAAAAAATAAGTTAAATATAACAAGTTCAAGAACAGATCCAATAATTTCAACAAAAGTTGCGAAATGGCTTGTTTATAATGATGGTTGGTATCATTGGAACAGCAGCAAACATTGTTGGGGAGATTAGGAGAGATAAATGGGAATATTTAAAGAAGAAGAAAAAATAGAAGATCATGATATAAAATACATAAAAATTGATGAAGTAACAGAAGAAGAGCTAAATCCTAAAGATCATGATATAGAAGAGATCATTAAATCAATTCATAGATTTGGTTTTATAGAGCCATTAATAGTTAATGAAACAACAGGGAAGTTAGTGTCTGGACATGGTCGTTTAGAATCTATTAAAACAATTAAAGATAGAGGATATGAAACGCCAGATGGAATAAGAGAAGAAAATGGAGAATGGCTTATTCCTGTTGTATCAAATATAAAATTTAAGAATGATGCAGAGGCTAGAGCTTATTTAATTGCAACAAATAGATTAGTTGAATTGGGTGGCTGGAACAATGATAAGTTGTCGGATATGTTATCTGAATTAAAAGAAAGTAGCAATCTACTATTAGAGGGAGTTGGTTTTACTGAATTAGAAATGGATAAATTAAAAAATAAAAATGAAGTAGTAGAGCCAGAAGTTGATTTTGTTACAGAGCCATTAGAGGCAAATAATTATGTGATGTTTTCTTTTAATAATGTTATGGATTGGGCAGTAGTGTCTGAACATTTAAATCTGGAAACTAAAGATGCCTTAGATTCAAAAGAGGGTTATAGAAGAAGAGGGCTTGGAAGAGTTGTAGATGGAAAAGTTTTATTAGAGATCTTAAATGAAAAAGACTAAACAATTCATAATTAGCTTAAATAGAGCGGATAATGTTATAACTGCTAAATGGAATAAACTTGCAACAATAGTTGTGAGAGAAGATCAAGAAAAAGAATATAAAAAAAACAATGAGAATAAGATCTTAGCTATTCCAATAGAAGAAGATGGAAACTGTGCTAAAAAGAAAAATGCTGTATTAAACAGATTTGTTGATGAGAATGTTTTGATTTTAGATGATGATATAACTGCTGTTGGATACCATGAAAAAGGTAGAGTTAAAAAAGTAAGTGATGAATATTTGCAGGAGTTTTGCGATAATATGTTTCAAATGACAGAAGATCTTAATACAGTTCTATGGGGTGTGAATATGCAAAGTGATAAAAAGTTTTATAGAGAATATTCACCTTTTTCTTTTAATTCAGCAGTTCTTGGCCCATTTACTGCTATAAGAAATGTTGATAGGAGTATTAGGTTTAATGAAAAGGATATATTTTTAAAAGAAGATTATGATCTATCTCTTCAAGTTTTAAACAAATACAGAAGATTGTTGAGAAATAATAAATGGTTTTATATATCAGAACATATTGAATTAGAGGGAGGATTATCTGGTTTAAGATCTCAAAAAATAGAAATGGAACATAATATAAAATTACAAAAGAAATGGGGATCTCGTATAGTAAAGATCAATAGAAAAACACAAAATCAAAATAAAACAATTAATCCGATTGTAAAAGTGCCTATTAAAGGAATTTAATGAGCAAAAAAGATGTTGAATGGCGAGAAGATGAAACATTTTCGGAGTATAAAGCTAGAAAACACGCAGGTATGCAGGGAATGGGACAAAAAAATGTTAAAAACAAAGATCAATGGACACCTGCACAAAAAAGAGGATTGAATAATAAGAATAAAGGTAGAAGAAAACAAAACCTAGCTAGAAAAAAATTAAAGATACCAGATACAAAGTTTAGATCACAAATGGGGCATGAAGAAAATTGGAGAGGTGCTGTTAAGGTTGAAGTAAAAGCAGGGAAACAAGTACAAACTATATGGAAGAAATATCAAGATGCTAAAATTCAATCTACTCATAACAATATAATTGGAGATCATAGACCATTTGTTTTTGTAGCTATGCCAGATGGAACTACAAATGGTTTAGTGATATTTGAATTAGATAAGCTGGAAGAAGTTGTGTTTTCTTTTCTGGAAACATGGGAAGAAGAAAATAACAATTAAAACTTAGGTTTAATTCTTAATATGTTAAGATATTAATGAAATCCTTTAATCAAACAGGCAACTGCAAGATTAAGGGATTTCATATTTTGTCTAGACTTAAATCTATAATTTAAGTATTATTAGAAAATATATAAATAAAATTTTAGATCTTGAATGTGAAACTTGTAATAAAGTTTTAACTTTAGGAAAGTTTTATATAGGAGATGGGATAGTCTGCATTTATTGTGGATCTATCCAAAGGTTTACTAGATCTATATTTGGAAGAGTAAGATTAAGATCTTCGCTTAAATGGAGCGTTGATTGGTTAGATAAAAGCTAAATGGCGGGATTGCCTTTCTTATTCATTTAAAAAAGCCCGCCTTTTAGCATGAAAGGAAAAAAATGATTGATCCAATAGGAGTTTCAGAAATTGCCAATATGTTGGGTGTAACAAGACAAGCTGTTAGTCAATATAAATTTCATGGTAAATTACCAGATCCAATTAAAGTTTTAGCACAAGGGCCGATCTGGGATAAAGAAGAGATTGAAAACTTTATTAATGATAAAGGGATTCAAGATCGTAGAAAAAAAGTGTCACAGGAATAATTTAATATAAACATATATAAAAAAAGGGAGAAAAGTGAAAGAAAGAAAAACTCAAATAGAGCTTTCAAAGGCTTGGAATAAAAGTTTTGTAAAGCAATTAAAAATGAGCTATGGATCAATAGATTATGTTGAACATACGCAAGTTACTCAAAAATTAATAGCATTAATTCCAGATGTTCAAATGAAATTGGAAAGCTATGTTTACGATAAAGTTGAAGATGAGCATGGTATAAGAAGAAAATTCCTAACAGGTGTTGTATATACAATAAGTGGAACAATAGATGGAGAGTTTAGAACTGTTACTGAGGCAGGAATGTGCGACAAGCCATTTTTCGCTGAAGGCAATAGGAAAGTTTCAAACAATGGAGAAAGATTAAAAGAATGTATATCTGATGCAATTAAAAGATGTGCTATGAGATTGGGGGTTGGGATTGAGCTTTATGATACTCAATCTTGGCTCTCATCTTTTTTATCTGGATCTAAAGCTGTTCCTAAAAAAGTAGAGCCAAAGAAAAAAGAAGAAGAGAAAGCACCTCGTAAACAAAAAGGTGCTATGGCTTATGATGGAGCAAACAAAGAAATTAGTGAATCTGCTGATAGAGTTCTTGAAAAAACAGCAGATTTAGTTAATGGAAAAAATAAATTAGATAAGCTAGTAGAAGAAATATCGGAGAAGAAAAAAATAGATTCATAGATGTCTAACTGAATAATTAAGATAAGTTATAATAACAATTCAAGTTAGGGGATTTATGAAAATACAAAGTGAGTTTTACTTCTCAATCGTTCCAGAATGGTTAATAGAAAGCAAAGTATCAGATGGAGCTTTTAGAGTCTATGCAACTTTATGCAGGTTTGCTGATAAAGAAGATGGATCATGTTATCCAAGCATTAAAACAATCGGAAACAGATGTGGTAAAAGTCCTAGCTCGGTTAAAAGAGCTTTAAAAGAATTGAAAGATCTTGGAATAATAAAAGTAGAAGAAAGATACATTGATGATAAAGGTCAAACAAGCAATCTTTATACTGTGATTTATGATCAATATAAGACAGGTGTCAAAAATGAACTCATAGGGGAGTCCAAATCTGATCTGGGGGGTAGTTCTAATATGGACTACAAACTAAAGAAGAATAACCAAAGTCATATAGTAAAAGCTGATAAATCTGGTCGGAAAGAAATGTTTAGAGCTTTATGTGATTCAATAGGTTTTGAGCCACAAACTAAATCTGAAATTGGAGGATTCAACAAAGTAGTGAAAGAAATCACAGAGGCAGGAGGAACAGTAGATCAAATACATGAGAGAGTAAATGTATATAAAAAGAAATGGAAAGGAATGACAGTTACACCTTATGCTCTTTCTAAGAACTGGACTATCTTGGGAGAGATGGTTGAAGAGAATAGAGAGCCAATACCTTATAGCTGTGAAGAAAAAGGCCATAAGTGGATAGATCTGGAATATGGAGGAGATTATGAAATTTATCAGTGCTTACATTGTAAAATTGAGAAAAGTAATGGCTAGAATAAAGAACATGAAAACATATTTTTCAAAATACAATTTTGGCTTTGCATCTGTTCTTCATTATGTAGAAGAAACAGAAGATCTATTCTATTTAATTGATGGGTTTGAATGTATTGAGCCGAATCCTGTTTATGAGGGCGGAATGTTGATCAGAGCATTAGGATCTACAATAGCAATTCATTTAACCAAAGAGGATAATGATTTTGCTATTCAAATAGTTGAAGAGATTTCAATGTTATCTTCTAGGATTCAATTTATTATTCTTCCAACAGGAGAAGATTTAGCTATATTTTTAGGATCATTAAGAGAACAAATCGTTCATTCTTAATAAACAGGACGCATACTAAGCCGCTAAGGGCGGTTTTATT